CCGACCGACGCGGAATACAACGCAAAATGGGACGCGATCGCCGAGCACCTGGCCAAGGAAGACTTCAGGATCCAGAGCCGGAACCGCCAGATCAACATAAAAAAGATCGAGGAGATCTCCCACGATTATCCGTCCCTGGTCGGATATCCCTACGGCGAGGTCACGATCCGCCTTCTGGCCGCGGATCCCTTTTGGTACGCGAAAAACGCGAAATCGAAAGAGATCACGATCAGCTCCTCCCCCCACGAGTTCACATGGGGAATCGGAGGCAAAATCGAGATCTATCCGCTCATTATCATCTACAACCAGGCCAGCAATACCGACTTCACGCTGGAGAACATGACCGACTCGAGCCGGAAATTCAGGATCCAGGACGCGGGCGCGGCGAGCGGAACCACGATCACCGTGGACTGCAGGGAGGGGACCGCCAAACGCGGCACGACGGACATCATCGACTCGTTTTCCCATCTTTTTCTCAGACTTTTGGCGGACAGGGATAATCGGTTCAAATACACCGGGGCGAACTGCAAAATCACGATGCAGTACAAGGAGGCCTGGATCTGATGGCCAGATATCGGGAGGCGAAAAGATACCGGGAAGCCAGGCTCCTCGGAATCGAGACAGGCAAGCCCGAGTACAAACCGCCCGAGCTGGAGCTCAAGGGCTTTAAAATCAAATTCTATGACCTCGCGGACAACAAGCTCTACGAGCTCGGCAGCGATGTGAAGCGCGGCCGGATCTCCGAGGCGAGCTTCGAGCTCATGGACTTCGGCTGCGGCTCGTTCTCGTTTCTCCTGGATGACAAGCCGCCGTTCGATCTCACGTACAGGATCCGGGTCGACATTCACCTTTATTTCGACGAGACGGCCTGGTACACGGGCTTCATTCAGGCGATCCCGCAACCCGGGCAGAAAACACCGTACGAGTTCTCGGGATTCGGCTTCTTCGAGCAGCTCGACTGGGTGACCGTGAGCGCCAGTTATCAAAACAAGGACGTGGCCGACATCGTGAAGGACATCATCGAGAACAAGGTCGCCCCGAACACCCAGATCATCTACAACGCCAGCAAGATCGAGAGGACGGGCTACACGGTGAACAGCATCGACTTCTATCTCAACTTCGCCAAAGACGCCATCCAGAGCCTGGCCGATATCGCCCAGGGCTACGAGTTCGGAGTCGACAACGTAAGGGAGTTTTATTTCAGGGCTATCGACACCGATCTCAAATACCACTACTGGGCTGGCAAACAATTCCAGCACGTGAAAATCGAGGAGAATCCCTTCGCGGTCCGGAACAGGCTATACATCAAGGTCGGGCTGATCCAGGGCGAGGGCTACGGCTACATAAAGGAGGGATCGAACTGCATCGGCTACGTCCAGGACGCGGCCTCGATCGGCGCCTATGGCCTGCGGGAGGACGTGGTCACGGCTCCGGACGTCCTCGATATCGATGACGCCGAGCGGTGGGCCGGGATGATCCTCCAGGAAAGAAAAACGCCGCGCATAAAGGCCAAGATCTCCAATGTCCTGTTCGACAAAATCAAAACCAAGATCGACTCTGAGGGCAAGGTCCGGGTGACCACACACGAGGGATCGGAATACGAGCTGAAAATCGAAAAGGTGTCCTATTCGATATCGTCTCAGGGCTGTTTGGGCGAAATGGAGCTAATATCATGAGCCTGGAAAAGCAAGTCGTCCAAATCATCCGGCAGATGAACGAAGAGAAGCGTCTGGGCGACAAGCGGGCCGAGCAGTTTTACAACCTGATAACGGAGGGCGGGGCCTCGGACGAAAAGGTCGCCGTTGATGACGCGGCCGTGGCCGGCTATTTGGGGGCGGCGCCGAATGATGGTGTCCTGAGAGCCTCCGCGCCGCTCACCTATGCGGACGGCGGGGATTATGTCACGCTGGGGTTCTCCCATCTAGGCCTCGAGTCCCTGGCGGATCCGGGCGCCGACAGAATTGTCTTCTGGGATGATTCAGAGGGAGCATTGAAATGGCTTCAGTTAGGTGGCGGAATCAGCATTGATACCACTCCAAAGTTGAATATCGATCACGACGCGATAGACAATTTCGTGGCCGACGAACACATAAACTGGGAGGCCACTGCGGGATGCATCAGGAATTTCGCGACATCCGGATTTGTGGCCCTGAAGGCCAACGCCGAACTGCGCTGCTATGACAACGGGAATTATGTGGGCTTTGAGGCCCCCGCCCTGGACGCGGACCAGATCTGGGTGCTGCCGAGCGCCGATGGAAATGCAGACGAAGTATTAAAGACAGATGGCGGTGGAAATTTGGATTGGCTGGCTGTTTATTCACAAAGCCAGGTTGATACCAGAATTGAACTTGTGTCTGCATTTGGTCTTGATGATGATGAAGCCACATCATTTACTCCAACACAGTCAATAGGAATTTTGTTGCTCATGTGTTCATTCCAGTCGAACATAGATGAAAACGCGATTATAGCATATAGAACGGGCACCAATATTGCCATCGATATAATTGCAAAAGGAGCAACAAGCAATGTTGAAGTAACGACTGGAGTATTAGATGGAACTACAGGAACAGATGGAAAGTGGACCGTCAGCGTCCATACTGATGGCAAAATTTATGTTGAAAACAGGATGGGCGTTACCCTGTGGTGGAGAGGAGTGACGTTGTATTAAAACCGGGAGAAATATTAATGAGCACCAAAAGGAAAACAAGCAGAAAACCCAGTGTTCCTATAAAGCCAAAATATCCCGAAACAATAAGATTTAGTAAAACAGTAAAAAGGTTGTTTAGGGAAATGCTGAACAGACACTCATCGGAGCTGAACCAGGCCCTGAAGGAAGTGTACGAGGATCTCAATTTGCTCGATCGGCTTCAATCGGGTGATGAAAAATTTGAGGTGCTGCCGGGGCTTACGGGAGTGAAGATCACCCGCGTCAAGGGAAGGGAAGAAAAAGACAAAACGGCCCCGAATGGAGGAAAATAAATGTCATTACCGATAGAACGGTTCAAGGACGCATACAAAAACTGGCGGTACAATCCCTTCACCGACGCCGACATGGCCGTCGATAAAGAGGAGGACCACCTCTTCATCCCGAGCGGCAGCCCGTTCCTGGTCCAGCTCCTGGAGCAGCCGCGCAAAAACGAGCCGAGCTCCGTGACGGTCTATTGCTATGACGATGTGGCCTATTTCACCGAAGTGGAGACGTCACCCGCTCAAGGTGAATTCCGGGTCGACTATCCCCCGGAGGACGGGAAGGGGACCGGGCTCCTCGAGTTCAACCAGAACGATGCGGAGAAGGAGATCCGGGTCAACTACAAGGCCACCGGCTCCCCGTCGATCGCGGAATTCCTGGACACGAAGGTCTCCTATCCGGCCACGGTCCCGAACGATCACCAGGTCATCGGGTTCGTGAGCGGGGCCCCAGAATGGCGGTACAATCCGGTCTGCTATTTTCACGAGGGGCCGGTCCTTTATCACGCCTCGGGGGAGGACGAGAGCTGTCTGCTTTTCCGCTTCAAGCGCTCCGCGAAACAGGCCACGGTTATCCTGGAGCTCAAAGGCGCCAAGCTGCACCAGGGCTATTACACGGAATTGAAAGAGCACCTGCACGCGAAGGGCACGCTCGCGGGATCCCAGCCCACTCACACTCACGGTGTATCTGGAGAGACCGCGGGCGCGGGCGCGGAGGGTGCGCACACGCACGGCGTGGGGACTCTGGCCGTCGGAAATGCCGGGGGGCACAGCCACAACAAAGGGTCCCTGGTCGGAAGCCAGCCCACGCATCAGCACGGAGTCAGCGGAAACACGGAAAACGCGAACATCCAGCACCAGCACGGAAAAGGAAGCCTGGCCGGTTCGCAGCCCACTCATGTCCATGCGGCCTGTAGAGAGAATCCTGGCACCTCTGGAGCTGGAGGTGGCGACGCGGTCACGATCGCCGGGAATACGGCCAACATGACGGATAACGTCCTTCATGCCCATTCAATAAGCTTCAATACCGGAGCCGCTGGAAACGAGGAGGTGACCATCAGCGGCTCGACCGACAGTGTGGCCGCCCATAATCATGCGCTCTCCGGAGAGACGGCGGAGGGGGGGGCCGGGGCCAGCCACAATCACACCATCGATCTGGAGTCGGATCCGGACGGCGACGATGCGGTCACGATCACGGGCAGCACGGCCAACACCGGAGGCAGCCCGAAGACGTATCCGGATCAGCTCAAAGTGTACATCAATGGCGTGGACAAGACGACGGAGATCCTCGCGTTGACGGCCCTCACACAATTCGGGGACGGAACCGGATCCCATGCGTTCGTGACGACCGGATCCGGAGAGATGGACATCTCCTCCCTTTTCGCCGCGGCGCAGATCCACGAGCTGAAGATCACGGAACCTACCTCCGCAAAGGGTGGTCGCGTGCTTTTACATTTGGAGGTATACTGATATACGGGAGAAGACAAGGAGGCCGTCATGAAAAAAATAATGAGGACATTCTTGGATTTTATTCTGATGTTATTGGTTTGTATCGCCACTCAAAGTGAGGCGATTTCACTACAACAAGAAAAAGGAAAGCCGGTTGAAATTGAGCAGAAAATAAAAGCCATTTCCGCCAGAGAATGTTTTGTTAAATACTTTTCAATTTTAGCTGTCGAGGATGATGGCTCTATGTATCGTATCATGGCTTCGCTATATCCCTTGTTTGAGCCAGAAAGTCTTGACCAAGTGCAGACCTGGGCCAATGCCATATGTAAGTCATCAAAGCGGATTCTTGATGATTACGATTTGGTCAGAAATATCATTGTCTGGATAGTCCGGCCGACTCAAATTTCGATGGCAGGAAATTGCGGCTTAATAGTTTACGGGAAAACCTTTTATGATCACCAAAATGACACATATGAGTTTAAAAGCCTGAAACGCAAAATCGGAAAAAGGAGACCATGATGATTTCAAGGACATTTTTCAAAGCCCGGCTGATCGCGCTCCCGGAAATAACGGACGGGGAGACGAAAGAAAAAAAGCGGC